CATCTAAAAAGAGTGGTCGTCTTCCACCAGATTGTGGATTGTATCTAGCAACCCAAGCCTGTAACATTCTTTCTTTGATTTTTTCGGAAAGAGTGTTTGGTGACTTAAGTACTAAACCTGGTACAGCTCCGTTCTTGAAGAAGTTATCTTGGAAACGTCTCATGCTTCCAAGCAATTGCATAGTTCTCCATGCTGGCTTCAATCTAGGAACTCCTCTATAAATAGAGTTAAAACTGTTTTCTTTTATGTGAATGATTTCTTTCGGACTGTATTCTATACTGTGGTCATACACAAATTTGTTAATATATGTATTCTCATCAGTTTCAATAGTTACGTGTTCTGCTGGTAGGTGATATAAATGTGCTCCATCAAAATAAACAAAGATGTTTCCATCAATCATTAAGTCAACAATTAAGTTTCTTTTAAAAGAACTTACATCTTGAAAAGGATTTGGCTCTCTATTAAGTAGTAAATCGAGCTTAGATCGTCTCATATTCTTGACGATATTATTCATTCCTTTTAATTGCTCACCAACATCATACGGTATATCCGCTGCGTCGTCCACTATCATGTTAACTGCGCGGTTTACTACCTCTAGTTGTTCGTAAGCGTTTCTGTAATTAGTTACTACTTCTCGAGTATTAAGTGACCCACCTTCTTCGCCCGCAATATAGGACTGGGAAGGATTTAACTTCTCCCATTCATCGCTAGGTGTAGGCGTTCTGCCTAATAGTCTGTCATACCATGCCATATTTGTCTCTCTGTATACCCACCCATCTTTCTTGTTTTCTTGCTGTCACTACCTTTGGTCTTTTGCCATAGATGGAGTGTAGTTTCATATGATGTTCGTGGCATAATGTAACAGCTGCGTTATAAAGTTCTTCGTTATGTTCGTCTATAAATCTCTCACGGAGATTCAAAATATCTTCTTCATCAGTTATTGATAACTTATTCTTTCTCAGCCAAATCTCTAATAATTCTGTTAGACCGTGAAAATGATGAAAGTCTAGATTCTCTGTTGCTCCACAGATAAAACATTCCGTCCCTTTATCGTATTTCGACTTAGCCTTATCCCGAACATATTTAACTAGATCTCGTTTTAGTTTCATAACTTATTCCATTCCTTAAATTATACTAGACTTTGGGGTTGTTGTCAAGAACTATTTTTGGTTCGGTGGTTACTAGAAGCTAGTGACACTTGTTTCGAACGAGTACAGCGCGTAGCGTAATGCATCTGCCATATGAGAAGCATGGTTGTGTTTTGGTTTCTCTTTTAATAAATTCGGATTGGGATCCCACTGATATTGGTCAAGTGAGCTTAGAGTTTCATGACATCTTTGATCAACTATTAAGTTATCATTATCACAGATCGCTGCGACATGACCGATACCGTCAAGAACGGATTTCTTTGCGTTAATAGTAGTAATATCGTAGTTTTGGGCAAAATCAAATCTTGTTTGCTGTGCCGCTGAATCTATATAAATATAATCTATATCCCATTTTGCAATTAGCTTCTGTATTTCCATTGCGTGTTGCTCTGTAGTTCTTTCTGAGTCGAGGTACTCGTCTAGTAAATAATATTTCCTCGAATCCCAGTCAAAGCCGATTACGCAGAAAGCTGTAGGGTCTTTATAACCTACGTCCATTCCTGCAAATATATCCATGTTAGAAACATCAAGTTCGGCTAAATCTTGTTGACATTTCTCCATATTAAATCCCCATACTTGGCCTTCAAATACATTGAAGTCTGCCATATATTCCTGATTAAATTCTGCTTCAGACATGGTTTTCCTTGCTTCAGCAATATCTTCATCAGATATTCTTGGGTTTTCGTGGTAAGTAGCTTTTACACTAGCCCACTCTGGAAACTCTCCTGAGAATCCTCTGTGCCAGAACTCTGCAAACCAATTGTTTCTACCACGGGGTGTAGAAATAAATAGTGCTTTTGAGTTTTCTTTATCTAGCGTCGGTCTGAGAGCCACATTGAAAGCATCTTTTCCGTCCACCAGCGCAGCTTCATCAAAAATGATAAGATCATACGATCGACCAACGACCGAATCCACTTGATTAACCGAGCCCATACGGATCGTAGAATGGTTCGAAAGCTCAATAACTTTGTCTTTTGCATTGTCTTTTATTACCTCCAAGTCAAAATGCTTTATAAGTGTCCTTTGTAAATCAAAGGATATTTGTGATAATGAGTAGTTAGGTGACATAAGTAAAACATTAGTTCCTGGAACTAAACAAACTAATTGTCCAATTACATTTGCTATATAAGTCTTCCCTTGCCTACGTGAAACCGCAGCAGTAACAAAACGATACTTTGGGTTATTCATTGAATTGATGATAGCTACTTGAGTAGTATTAGGTTGAATACCTAATAGCTCCATGTAACCTTCGATAGGTAGTTTAATGAATCGGTTTTCACCGAACTTCATAAGGTCTTCGTGTAGTACGTCTTTTCTAGATACTTCCAGCATTAGTGAATCGTTTCATTGTTAAAAAAGGATTCCACATCGTCTAATAGACCTTGGTCCTCTACTATGTTATAGAGGTACATGAAAGCAAGAGCGACATTTTTCATATCTTTTTCTTTGTTAGAAAGTTCTCGTTTAGCTTCAACCATATTTATAGCGGCTGTAAACGTACTCGCGTTAAGCGCGCTTTCTTGAAGCCATAAATAACGTCCGTCTAATACTTTCATGTTTTCTCCGTGTTTAATGTTAAACTCTAGTGTTTACTGGCGAGAGTAATACTGCTGCATTACTAGCATATATTTTGTCTGTAGAACCTTTTACTAAAATTCCAGTATCAGTTCCATTTACTCTAAGTGAGCCGATGGTAGCACCTGCTGCAGTAACAACTGTTATAGTATAATTAGTACCAGTTGCTGCATTTACATACCAACGAACTTCAGTTGCTCCTTCGATTGAGTCTCCGCCACTAGTAACTGCTGCTCTGTTTTCGCCTTCTACTTTAAATCTCATTGATTTCTCCTTCTCTTTCGAGCTTTTCCTTGACGCCACTTAATGGCTCGAAGACGACGTTTAGCCGCCTTCTTACTTTTTGACGTTCCGGAAGTATTTGTTATCTTCCAGCCCTTATTCGTTTTACGAATAGGCATTGTTAGAATCTATATCCCATGAATATAGCTGCTGAATCCATAAACTCACCATCTCTGGCTCCGTCTAGAACTTCTAACCCAAACATGAAATTATTATCTAAAACTTTAGATACAGATAGTTTCTGATAATTGCTATCATCTGCCATCATTCCATGTGTTACAGCGACGTCAACTACTTTAATTAAAGGCATTTTAAAAGTTACCTCTTTGTAGTTGTTATCTCGGTCGTCCATGTCTACCCACATTGCTAGTTCAAGCCAGTTATTACCGCCTTTTACGAACCATTCTTCCATGTGGTCAATTGCTTTGTCGTCATATCTATACTGTACAACTCCGCCATCAACGTACCATTTATCGTTAATATCGAGTCTATATCCCGCTGTTAAGTCATATCTGTAGTTAGCATCTTCGATACCATCTACTTCTCCAACCCATACATTACCATATAGCCCTTTATAGTCGAGGTTCAAGTTTCCTTGAAACGCTCTATCCCCCATAGATTGGCTTTCGCCTCTAAAGAAATAGTCACTATATACTCCTACATCTCCACTAACTCCTGCAAAAGAAGGTAGGGTAAACATTAGTAGCATTACTGCTAGTAGCTTTTTCATTTGCTTCTCCCTAATATCTGTGAGAGCATAGCCTCGCGAGTTTCCCCACGAGGTAACGCTGTCAACTCTTTGGTTATGAGAAGGCGGTGCAACTTTTCACGTTGCTTAAAAATCATTTTCGCGGAAGCCTTCTCAATAGCGAAAATCATGTTAGGTAAAGTTAGTTTGTCTTCTAATTCTCTTCGTTCAGCTGGTAGCATAGCTACCTCCTATTAGTCGAGTAGAGGATTTCTATCTTTAGCCTTACCAATGTTTAAAGCAAAACGGTCAATCCATTTGTAGACTTTAGCCCATATCTTATCATCTGCCGGTGTGTCAGTCATAGCGACTACAGCTGAGCATATAGTAATAAGTATAGGTAAAACCTGAATTAAACCCCATATAATCTTGATCAATTCAAACATTCTTATCTCCCAGAAGGTTGCCCTTCTCTTAGACTCAGCCTCGTCTCAAAGAAGAAGGTAATCTACCGTATCCTCTTTTTCTACGAAGAAGCTGTTTCTTTCTAGCGGCTAGTAAGTTTGCACGAATGTCGCGCTTGGCTACAGGCTCTTCGTCCTGTGCTTCTTCCTGTACTTCGCCGTGTTCTTTTATCTCTTGCTTATCCATTTGCAAATTCCATTGCTGCTTCTTTTGAAGCAAATTTAAATTGTCTGCCGTCTGGGTTTCTAACACAGTGGCTTCCCCTTTTAAGATAGTATTCCCACCCATCAGGAAAGTCTGCTTTCTTCTTGGCAGGTGCTTTCACTTTTGGTGATTCTTTAATATCTTTCTTGTCATATTCTAGTTCCATTTTTTCTCCTAATGCATAGAGAGCATAGTGTATATTACACCTGCTCCTCCTACAATAATAGCGCCTGCGGCTCCTATCAATATTGCTTCTATTCGTGTTATTGTAGAATCAACTTGATCAAATCGCTTGGCAGACCGTTCCTCAATAGCTTGGAGCTGATTGAATACGGTTTTCCAACGTTCGGCACATATTGCTTCATGCTTTTCTAACTCTTTTGCTAGTTCTTCAGTATTCACAATCGTTCCCCAATTATTCCTGTGTAGATTTGTACACAATTTAAATTATACCAAATTTCTAGGTGCATGTCAAGAACTATTTTTGTATGGTATAAATTTTGACAGGCTCAGACTTGCCTTTGACTGTCACTTCATCAATAAATTCATAATCATAGCCTTCAACCATGCTGTGCTCACTAATTATTAGATCGGTGTCGTACTCTTTACAACTGCTCTCTAGGCGAGCAGCGAGGTTAACAGCATCTCCAAGAACACTATAATCGAAACGAGTATCACTACCCATGTTGCCCACAACACAAGGGCCTGTATTG